TCAAGGTTAGTATGAATGGACGTAAGCGTTTTATTGCAGCTTTGATGATGGAAGTCTATGGCTTCAACTATTGTGGGAAATTATATATTACCCTAAATAGTGTCAAGCAAGTTTTTGGCTTGTACACCGAGAAAAATGGTATACTGCACGAAGAAAACAGCGATATTCCATTTGGGGAATTGGGTAAAGTTCTTGATTCTATAATTGAGACTGGAGGTCGAAGTCAACAAGAACATTATCAAAGATTGCAAGAGTTTTTACATGGTCGTTAAATAAGAACAATATTATATGAATACATTAGACAAAGAACATGTAAGATGTGTTGTTAACACTATCTTCTCCCAATTGCTGCATACAACGCCGATAGACGTTATCAACAGTTGGGGCATCTCAAAGATGCACGCTACCCAAGTTGTCAAGAAGGTCAATGGCGAAGACTTCACCATGGCGGCACTTGTTATGCAAGTGAATGGATTTCAATTTCAAGGCATGTTATATATTGCTTTGGATGAAGGCTCAGACTACTATCGTATCTATGGTGAGAAGGATGGTACGACCAAAGAGTATCATCGTGATATAGCATTTGACGAACTTGGCGATGTGCTTGACTCAATGATAGAGACCGGAGGTATGACAAAAGAAGAATACCAAGAAAAAGTAAGAAACTTCGTTTGTAGCCTCTGACATTAATTAATGGTGCAAAGTTAGTGTTAAACCAAAGGAAATAATCTTCTTTCTAATAGTTTTATACTAACTTTGCATAAATAATTGGATATAACGCTACACTGCGCTACAAGACGCTACAAGCAGGCTACATTTTTTTTGCGACATGAAAGTGACGTAATGTGCTGAATATCAAGTAAGCTACATAGTGCTACGACATAATGAGCACAATTTCGCTTATAGTGTTTCAGAAATAATCCAGACTTGTGAGGCTTATGCAAAGAGTGGCGGTAAAGTCGTGTTGGTTGAACAACATGTATAGGTTAATTTGTGCCCAAAAATCCTCAATACATTGAGGAGCCATGAGCCAAAAGTAGACCTTACAAATCTTAAAACAGTTAAATTATGTAACATAAGCCGTTCATAATCAACGATTTAGGATGTTGTGTCTTGCGCCAGTTCTGCGCCAAATTTGGTGCAAAAAGGAGATATTTGAAAAAATTAGCTATTGATAATCAGCAAGTTACAGATGGTGGTAGAGTGCTTTTAAATCCTGCCTCCGCAACTACAAATGGTCGAAATTCCTTTATACAAAGGGACTTCGACCATTAATCGTTTATGGGCGTTGCGGAGACTCGGACGGTAGCTCGGACGCTGATTGTTCAATAGCATTGGTTGCCATCTGGCGAACAATGTAAAAAAATGTACACTTCTGCGAAAAAACTTTTATCTGTAAGAGATATAGTAGGATATACTCTTCCGCGGTTACATACTGGCAAACACTGGTATGTAGACTTTTATGCTTATGACCCCATTATTGACGGGCTTCGCCGCAAGAAATATATGCTCGATGGCTACAAGCTAAAGGAGCGTAAGCACATCGCCACCGTGCTCATCACCAACCTCACACAGCAGCTCACAGCCGGCTGGAACCCATTTGTCAATAATGATAAGGCACGTAGCTACACAACATGGGAAGCCGTGGTGAAGCGCTACACCGATTATCTGAAGGTAGCTGAGAAGAAGAGTATGATAAAGTCGAAGACGGCTACTGATTATCGCAGCCGTTTGGCGGTATTGCTCTCCTACATCGACGAGGCAAAGACCTGCATAAAGTACGTACACCAGTTTGACCGACTCCTTGTCATTGATTTTCTTGACTACATCGTGTTCGACAAGGAGCGGTCTGCCACGACTCGCAACAACTATCGCACATGGCTGTCAACCTTCGCCACGTGGCTTGTGGATAGGCAGTACATCACTGAGAACTTCGTTGAGAGTATCAAGATGATGAAGGAGACCGAGAAGTTCCGCGACAGCATCAAGCCCGAGGATCTGCGTAGATTGAAGGAATACACAAAGGAGAAGCGTCCGGCGTTCTACCTCGCTTGCCTGATGGAGTATTACACCTTTATCAGACCGGAAGAGCTGCGTCACATCAAGATAGGCGACATATCAATAAAGGAGCAGTGCATAACTATACCTGCAGAGGTGGCGAAGAACGGTAAGGAGCAGGCGGTAGCACTCAACGACACATTACTGAAGGTGATGATTGAGCAGGGCGTGTTCAGCCACCCATCGCAAGACTATCTCTTTGGCAAGCACATACGTCCGGGCAGTGAGCAGATAGCGGTGAACCGCTTTAGGCAAGAATGGGTACGTGTCCGGAAAGCTCTCTGCTTCCCCGACACGTACCAGTTCTATAGTCTGAAGGACTCCGGAATTCGCGACCTCGCCAACGCCGAAGGCATTGTCGTAGCTCGCGACCAAGCGCGACACTCGGACATATCTGTTACCAATAGGTATCTGAAGAGTCCGAAGGTGGCGCACGAGAGTACAAAGCACTTTGTTGGCGACTTATAGTATCTCGTAGAAGTAGCCGGTCTTTATTTGGCTGACGCAACCATCAACGATCTCCACTTCTATTTTCTGACAGACGAAACGTCGATTGTGAAAGATGTATATTTTCGAAGGATCGGGAATATCGTCTGTCAGAAACTTGATGCAGCGCAGGTTGTGCGTGTCTATATCTGGGTGAGAGGCATCTTTTCTCAAGTCGTCTGGCGACGAATACTGCAAATGGTGAAGCTGATGCAGATCCATCGATGCCGTCTCCTTCGTCCCAGTCCAGTCTGGATATGCACGATGATCGACAAATGAAACGGGGAAATGGCAATACAAATTCATATCGACGGGCATAAGACCACCCGGCACCTTGATCTGCTCGTACCACCCGCCTTTGCCTTCCATCATAAAGAATTTCTCTGAACTCGTAAAAAAGACACTCATGGTTTTATCTGACTCTACGCTGTTCTCTTCTTGCGTATCTTCGGTCGCATCGCCTTCAATGGCTTCTTGTACTGAAGAATAAGGAGCTCCACCTTCGTCTTCATACGAGCCAGACGGCCCTGTATAGTCATCGGTTGCCGACGGGCATACCACATAAAGATTACCATCTACGACATCTGTTTTGTGCGACCGTTTTCTACGGCTAATGCTTGCCGGTGCTATTTTAATCTCAATGGAGTCTGTAGAATCTGCATCGCGTACTATCGGGCTGAAAAAGCCGCATGGTACGAGCGACTCTGTTAGTTTGTCAGAATTCCATTTGTTGGGCCATTTTGCATAAACGAAGTAACCATCGGTTTGTGCGGAAAAAATCGTTTGTCGTTGTTCTTTTAATGGCATGAGCTTTAACGCCGCCCCCATTTCGTCACGATTTTTATAATACTTCGTTGCGTATATATGCTGCACGTTAAGTGGTATGCTATCGCGCCAAGAGCGACTTGTGGTATCATCAAACTTGTATTCAATATTCGAGGCATCAAGCAGATTTGCGCCATCATTGTCGAACTCGCAAGTGTACTCATCGAGGCATTCGTAAGCAACAGCTGCGGAGGAATAAAGTTCTTCTACTGGTACGACATTGACAGACTTGTCTGTCTCATTGAACAGAAATCTAACATTCAACAGTTTGCTAAGTTCCTCCAAGAAGGTATAAACCGACCAATGCGGTAAGGCCTCTTTGATCTTAAATGTCGGGTGCGCATTGACGACAAACAGCCTGCTAAAATGCGACCTATCGAAATTGAATGTATGGTCGCTATAGCCTTCATGCTCCAAAACCTTCTCCAGTACATATTGCAGGCGTGGCTGTATAGCCAGGCGCACCATTTCAACATACGTTGTAGGATCGCCACTATTAAGATATGCGCCATGTTCATCAGTCAAGACACTTCTATGATAGTAGATGTCGTTGACGAACCGACTGTTTGCTTCATCCCAAACCGGATTAAAAACGCCGGAGAAGCATGAAACCGTGGGGCTGTCTTTTAAGTTAATATAAACCATATCTGGCCGGTCTTTTAGGTGTACGGTTTTCTCAAATCGGCTATCAAGACCAAAAAGAGTATCATCACCCTCAAAATAGTCTATATCGTCTATGAAGTGTTTCTCGAAGGCAGAATTATACTTGATTCGCGATTTGCCGCCAACAATTTGAAGTTTAACGGTTGTATCGCTAATAGAAGTGACTGTACCCTTACCCGATATGACGAGCCGATTATCCGCATATATCTTGCAATCATCGAACGACGACATGCGCTTCTTTACATCGAAGCGGTTTACGTGTTTGAAAAGAGTTGCATTTTGATGTATTGACATCGGGAATGAGATATCATAGGAATACTCGCCCGAATCCTGGACATACGGGTTGTTATACGTTAACTTTATTTTGTCGGAGGTGGACGGGTAGCCCACCTCTCCGTTGATAGTGCAGTGTATCATATTATGTTTTTTATGTATGCGATTTTAATTTATTGTAACGGTCGAGGTTCCTGGCGATGCCGAGTTCTCCGTCGATGTAACACTCCGCATGTATGCCCTGCGCGAGCACCAGCGATAGTTGGTCAATAACATCGCGAGCTTCGCCGAGGGTAGCATTCAGCTCTGAGTTGTCGGTGTTGACCGTCACCGATGGCGCAGAGACCACCGTAGCACCGCCCTGACCGAGCGAGCGCGATATGTCAGCTGCAGTAAGCGAACCAACCGTATTATTGCGTTGCGCCTCGTCGATGAGCTGCAGAGCTGGCAGAACCTGCGGGTTGTTCACCGCATTGTGGTTAGCTACAAACTCGCCCTCGTGCACGATGCCCGCCTTGCGTCGATAGCTTGAACCGCCCGTAAAGCCACCCTCGTAGTAGCCAGCCTCCTGCGCCTGCTGCTGCTTTTTGATAGTGGCTATTTGTATTGCTCCAGCTGCGGCAGCGATGCCTGCTGCAATAGGCGCAAGTACCATATTCGCAGGGTAAGGCATACCGGTCATTGCAGAGCTGTAAGCACCAATAGCCGAAATAGCTGTCTGGGCAATAGCTTGGGCTATCTGCATTGCGGCTTGCTTTTTAGCATACTTTGTCTTTATTTTAGCTATTTCTTTCTCTTTCTTCTCTTCCAGTTTTTTGCGTTTGGCAGTGTTGTTGCCAGCAGCGTTTATAAGCTTCTCGTACTTCTTCTCTGTTATAGTAACCTCGTAGTCAGACTGCGCAGAGTAGTAAGACGACATTGCGCTCATAAGTGGCGAGATTGCATCCATAGCAGCTTGCATCTTAGCGACCAAACCATTACACATGTTAGCTGTAGCTTCGCCCATAGCAGCCATAGCTTCTTCATGTGAGATAAGCCCCTCATGTTCCATCGATTTAATGTTGGCAAGCGTTGACGCATAGATATCTATGTCGGATGTTATAAAAGCACCAACATTCACTCCATCATCATGTTTGTTAGACCATGATGCTTGCGCCTTGTTTGACGCTGTATTGTAAGCAGAGTGAGCATTACGTTTAAACTGTTCGTTTTTTGAGTCGTGTAAGCCCTGCTCTGCCTCTTGTTCAGCGTATCGCAGTTTAATCTGCTTCAGCATTTCCTGATACTCTTTCTCCTTCAGCAACCCTTTTTCATGCAGGAGATCGAGACCCTTGAGCGTTATTCGCTCCTGCTCTTTGACATCCTTCGCAGCCCACTCCTCTTTGTATCTTTCAAGTAAATCGTTATAACGCTGTGTACGGTCAAGGTCTTGTTCTCGCTGACGTTGACTAATCTCCGCATCGATATCGAGCCACTCCTGCGAGTCCTTTTTATAAAGCGACTGACGTTTTTTGAGCATGTCAATATCATTATTATACATAGCCTCGGCAAGAGCGATATCGTCATGATAGAGATCATTGTTCATATCTTTTTTCTCATACATCATTTGTAGGTCTATTGCCTTGACGGCATGCTCACGCTGAATCTCATCCTCATCGTAGCGGAGTTTTTGTTGCTGATATTGCTGCTCAAGCTCTGTCTTTTTCTTCATCAGGGCTTGAGCTTCGTCAGCGTCCTTGCCATACAGCTTTATCTGCTCATCGAGACCCTTCTGCTTAATATTATATTGCTGACGCATAAAATCCTTATATGACAGATTTTCGTCAGCGTATCTGCGGTAGTTCTCGACAAGCTCAGCATCGGTGATGGCTTGTTGAGCCTTGACAGCAGCTTTAAGGTCTTTATTTTTCTGCGCCTCTTGACGCTTACGCTCTACCTCTGCTTTACGAGCAGTCACCGCAGCCTTGCGAGCCTCCGCTTGCTCAGCTTTTCTTTCAGCTTCAGACTTGTAATCCTCGCTCGCTGTAGAGTTACTACCCTTGCCACCGGCAAGAGCCTCGTTAGTCTTGCGCACCTTTTGCAAGCTCTCGGCTTGCTGCTTTTGTACCTCTTGATATTTTTTGAGCCACTCATTTTGCTTGTTCTGCAGTTCCAGGATGTCAGCATCGTGGTTACGGCTGTAGTTGCGGACATAATCTCTGCTGTAGCCCTCACGCTCAATATACGTCTGTGTATTCCAACCATCTTTAAACCCTTTCAAGCCTCGCCTGAACTGACCGCCATCAAAACCTTGAGAGAGGGCGTTATAGCCCTTTTGTGTATAGTGAGCGATGTTATTGCCAAGAGCCTGAAACTGAGAGCGAAAGTTCTGTACCATACCACCCCACCAGCTATTAAAATACTCCTCGTCAACATCCTGCTTCTTTCGCTCAAGCTCCTCCACTTTTGAAAGATACACACGAGCCTTGGCTTGTGCGAGGATGGAGTCGGTGAGTTTATCAACAGCCTCACGAGCATTGTTAGACAGAGAGTTTTCGAGCGTGAGGTTATTGAGATACTCAGGGTATTGAGATTTTAGTTTTTTCAGCGCCTCGGTACGCACATCATCAGATGCAGACTTGTCTTGGACAAGTTTAACGAGACTTGAGAGCTCGGCAATCTCAGAGCGACATTCAGTAGCCGCCTCTTCGTTAGCCTTATTAAGCTCACGTTGCGCCTCAATAGCCTTGTCAGTTTTAAGCGTAAAAGTAACAATAGCGGCAGTAACAGCCACCATCGCAGTAAGAGCTGCTGCGTAAGGATTAGCGAGTATAACCTTATTCCACAGCTCTTGGGCAGCAGCAGCTAATGTTATTTGCCTTGTGCAAGCTTGCACAGCGATATTATAAGCGGTCTGCGCAGATGTAGCCAGAGCTGTGTAAACAGCCTTCATCTTATCAACTGCCAAACTTTTGAGCTTAGCTATCTTGCTTGCAGTTTCTGCTATCTCGGCAGCCTTAGCTGCGAGAGTATAAGCAACGATACCGGACGTGAGCACTACGAGCACCTTCCAGTATTTGAGCGAAAAGTTAGTGATAACACTGAGACTCTTAACGAGCAAGCTGCCCGCGCTTATCGTGTACTTGACGACCGGCAGCAGGTTCTCACCGAGCTCAACGGTGAGTTCATGGAAGCGGTTTTTAGCCTTATCGACCTCACCTTGTATAGTCTCGTTTTGCACATCAAACTCCTCAAGAATTGACGTGGCTTTTTTATAAGCATCAGTCGCAATCTCCTGACGTTGTCTCAAATCGTCGACCTTATCTGCCATTGTTGTAAGCACCGACACTGCACGCTGTCCGTCAAGCCCCATATCGCCAAACATCCTACCAAGTTGGTCGAAACCACCCTTAGATTTAAGGTTGTCCATCAACGTGATGACAGCCTTATTCATGTCAGTCTTGACAAGCTCAGTAAACGTCTTGACATCAACGCCCGCCATCTTAGCAAATGTCTTCGTATCAGTAGCCATCTTTGTGAGGAGCTGAGAAAAAGCTGTCGCAGCCATCTCATCCTTCTGCATGTTCTCATCAAGGACGGCACCATAGCCCATTATTTGAGCTTGTGTCAAACCGACCTGCTTGCCTACGCCAGCAACACGAGCAGTAAACTCAACGAGGTAGCCAGCCGAGGCGGATGAGTTCTGCGCAAGCTCATTGATGGCCGAACCAGTCGCGAGCATAGCGCCACGCAGACCGAGTCGGTCATCCTCACCGAAAGCCATAGCAAGCTTGCCCACCTTATCGATTGCGCCATCGCCGAGATCATCGCCAAGGGCGACCTGAATTTTATCAGCGGCATCAACAAATTCTAATATCGAGTCTTTGGACGTAATGCCGAGACGGCCAGCAGACTCGGCGAGCTCGTTAAGCTGCTTACGCGGAGTACGGGTATCCATCTTTTTCAGTTCCTCGTTCATGTCTGTGACCTCCTCCATCGACTGCCCAGTATACTTGCGCACATTGTTCATTTCCTGGTCCATCTCGGTATATGCGTCTACACATTGTCGGATGGTACTTGACAACCCCGTTATAGCACCTATGCCTTGAGTTATAGCCCCCCAATTATCATTAAGAATTTTAACGGACTTGCCAAACAGCGATGTAGCAGTCTGCTGCTCACTATTCACTGCAGATATCTGAGCCTTGAGCGCCTTAGCCTTGTCATTGAGTACGTCGAAAGCCTCAGAGCCCTGCTTAGTGTCAGCAAGGCGCTCATTGACGATCTTCAGCGAAAACTCAAGGTCACGCAAGGACGAACCGCTGATATTTTTAAGCGTAGCATCTATAAGTTTATTTTCACGTGCGAGTTCAGAGGCTGAGCGTCTCGCAGCAGCTATCTCTTTATCGTATTTGTCAATGGACAGATTTGCCTCCTTTTGGTTAGAATGTATCTGCTGTATGCGTGTGTTTATTTTTTGCAGACTTTCTGAAGCTTTGTCGAAGGCATCTGTATTAGGCGACATGTCGTTTAATTCTTTCTGCAGAGTAGATGCAGCTGTAGTAAGATCGTTAAGCGACGCGCCATTAATATCGCCAAGAACTCGTTGCAGATTGACGGTAGCATGATTTAGTTCCTGCATCTCTTTCAGCGAATGCACGGTAGAATCTTTAAGAAAATCCATACGATCCTTACAGTGCTGTAGAATAACATTGAGCGCATTGTAATCATCGGGATTTGTCACTTGTTTCATCGCACGTCGCACCTCACGGGCTGCTTTTTCAATATCCCCTAACGATGCTGTGGATATATTGTTGACCGTGTCTATTGTTTTTGCAACACTATTGCTGTAAGATTTAAGGCTTGCCTCGGCAGCCTTAATTTGCTTGTCGAACTTGTTAATGTCTTTAACCGACGTACCAGGGTCTTTGAGTGCCTCGGCTTTCTTCTGCTTTAGGTCATCGAGGGCTTTCTTTAGTGTTGCCATCTCATTCTTCGCTTGTTGCGCATTAAGACTGACGATGGTCTCGAAAGTTTGAGTTGTTGCCATAAAAAATGCTACTTTTGATTTGTAAACCAAAAGTAGCACAAATATAGTGTAGTAAAAAATACATTCAGGTACCGACGCGCATGTTAAATGCTGTCATAGATACCCTTGAAAATTCAAGCATGTATCGCCGCACCTCGTTTAACCATTTGTCTATACGTTCAACCTGCTCAGAATCCTCGCCAAAGCGTTTCACAGCCTTTTTGCGTAGACTGTAGAGATATTCAAGGCGCTTCTCCATACGCTGCGATTCGCGGTCTGCAACACGTATAAGCCATGATTTATGTCTTGTAAACGCAAGTAATTCCTGGGAGTCTTCGAGATCTCGCTTGACTTTTTCAGGATTCAATGAATGCGAGACACCATTCTTCGCCTCCTTTATTATAAAGCAAAAGATTATTATCACGAATAAAATCCAAAAACTGTCGGGTAGTATTATCATATAGCAGACGATTTAATTGGTTATACCGCAAATATACGCAAAATATTTGAGACTGCAAAGTGTAGAGCCAAAATATTTTGGTATGCGCGGTGGAGCATCATCGTCGGCGATGTATCAGCCACAACAACAGCGACAGAACAATAAGCACCACCGCGCCGATAGTAAACTGCCCGACGTGCATCTGCGTGCGCTCCCACGTCGATAGCTTGCGCTCCACTGGTATGGGAAGGCGTGTTGTGTCGGTCTGGAGCATTGCTTTATATATAGTGTCGGTCTTCACACTTATGCGGTCACGCCATCGCCACACGCTCTTTAGCCTATACACTGTGTCGCCACGAGTGTAGTGTTCAACATACACCGAGTCGTGTACGCGAAACGTATCGGCTTTGTAGTTGGTCTTATACAGCGTGTCCGTCTTGTTAATCACTCGCTCTAACACAATAGGTTTCGGAGTTGTGCAGCTTGTCATAACAAGCAAGAGCACGTGCAGCATAGAGCCGATGACAATAGCGAAGCCGTAGCGACATATATCATCCCATTCAATACTCGGTAGCTTGTAACGCTTCCATTGATACACCTCACGCAGCACCATTACTGGCAGTGCAAGAACTCCTACGAATATAGACGTGATAAACCATCCGATAGCGCCTTGTCGGTTTCGCTTGTTCTCGTCGTAGCCTTCATCGACTACATCGAGCTTGTCTGCCTTGTAAAAGACAAAGAGCATTGTCGCTCCCAATATGATGCAGTTCAGTAACATTAATATTCCTCGTATATCCATATTCGTTAATTTTTGTTGTTATCCATTGCTTCCTCAACCGCCTCGCCGATGTCTGCGTTCTTCCGCTTGATGAGTGCGATGATAAGGCGTTTCACGGAGAATGTGTTTTTTATGCCATGCAGGGCGCAAACGTGCCCGACGATACTGTCTACCTCCCAGATGCACCCGAAGCCCAAGCCGATAGCCGCCGTTGTGACGTGATTCGCCCAGCCCAGCGGTTCGAAGATAGCCAAGCCGAGCACAGAGCCGAGTATGAGGTATGTAACGTAGTCCACCGCCTTATTGCACGTTCTGCGCCCAGCTCTCGAAAAGCGGAAGTGTTCGTGCCTTTTAATGCTCTCCGACACACCGAACCAAAAGTCGGCGACGATAAGAACGACGATAAGAACGAGCATCCAACGTAAATCGAACAAAGCGGTAAGCGCTTCCGTGCTCATGGTACCGACCACGAAAGCCTTACCTGTACTTGTAGTGATATTTCCTGCCATTTTATATTGTGTTTTCCGTGTTATTCGATTGTTATCCAAATCTGCTCGCCTCTCTCGTCCGCAGCCTTCAGCATGGCGTACACTTTACGGAACGTTGCCGTTGAGTTCAGTACCTTACCGACCGCCTTGTTTTCTCCGACAAGGATGCAGCCATCCGTGTCCATCGCCGTGTTACCGATGTGTATCAGCACACCTTTGTAGCCAGGTGTATTGCACAACCTTGGTAGTCGGCCCTTGCAGAACTGGTACTGCGCCCGACCTCCGAACCTTGGCGATACCGTCTTCATGTCGACGAGGTATCTGCCCGTCGGAATGGCGGTTTCGCCTTTAATCTTCACTCCGCATATCTGCGCAACCGACATATTAGAGGTTAGTCCTCTGTCTTTATCTTCGAGCGTGTCGCAGACATACTCGCCGTCGACGTACATCTTACCTATAGTGTAGGTGTCACGTCGTGCTATTCTCTTTACTTTTACTTCCATGATTTATGTTTTTAAGTCGTTAACTTATGTTGGCTCGTCCTCAGAACTCAGCGTTGTTGTTTCTCCGTCAGTAGCCTCGTCGGCTGCCTTGCCACCTGCCAATACATCATCTACTCCATTGAAGCCCAATAGCTTTCTGCCTACCCACTGTGCTTCTACTTTCGAGATGGTGCCGCTGCAGCCACATGTTAATATGACAGCCGTATTGTTGTATATAACGTTCTGCGGTGAACCAGAGGTGTTATCTTGCAAATAGCCACCTATCATATCGAACGCCTTTCCGCTTCTGTTGATAATGATGATATCCTGACCGTAGTATGGCAGCACGTCTCTAACGTCTTTTGCACTTAGGGCTGCGAACGTATGTTTCTTGTCTGATGAATAAAATGGTAATACTATTACTGGCGTTGCACCGAAAGAACTACCATCAACAATTTCTATAAAACTACCCGTTTTTGTAAAGTCAAAGCTTATACGTCCATCACCGACATATTGATTTAAGATGTATTTATGTAAGTTTGCCGATGTTATTCTTGTTAGCTTCTTACACACAAATCCCTTAAACAGACCTTCATTGACATCCAGCTGTCCATTCTCGTTCACGCTCGCCGTCACCTCGCCGCTGTTGTTGCGTATCTCGAACTTATCTGCCGTTGCCGTTATCTTGCCGTTCTCGAGGTCTAAGCCAGTGCGCAGCAGCTTAGCTACAATGCCACTGTCCTCGACATAGCCGTTTGCCGACTCTATCCAGTCGGTAGGCGTTGCACCCACCTCTAACTTCGGCATTGTCACCCACGCCTTTCCGCCTTGTATACAACGGATGAGGACATAGTTAGGTATGCCAGTGCCATCCGAACGCCAGTGTACCCAATAACGCTTCCACTCGCTTGTGAGATAGAAGCGACGTCCGCCGTCTGCGTTGCTCGTTGTTGTATCGCGCTCGCTGTCCTCGGCGAATATGCTTAGATTAGAACCACTCCACATAAATGCGTCGATGCTGCCACTACCTTTTGCCATAAACGAGAACATATAGTCCTCACCTTTCTTGATGATAGAGCTAACACTCCACTGCGCCATCTCAATGTATTTGGAAGCAGCATTGGCATATATTACCGAGCATCCATTGTTGTACGACTCGTTAGTGACTACCGAGGCATCCAAGCGCATCAGATTGCCGGTTTTGGCGAACGTGCGCGTGTTGTCGAGAAGATTGCCACCAATGTAGTCATAATCATTGGGCGAAGCACTCCAACCTACAAAATCCTCCGCTGTGCCCTCAATGAGTATAGGGTGGGCGATGTACACCTGCTGACTCGCAGTAGATGCCTCCACTTTCACACATGCCACAGAAACCCACTCATAAGGGGCGTTCGCTGCCACAGTAAAGGTTTTCTGGTAGAGATACCATCCGTTGCTTGGCGTTATCATTGCTACTCCTAAATTCGCACTACCATTCGGACCGGTATATCCACTTGGTCGCGACGTGTCGGTTGCCGAGCTGTGCCACACCACCTCTCCCGTAATAACTACTTTGGCTGACTTCGTGCGTGCCCAGAAAGCCAGCGTGTACGTCTTGCCCTTAGTGACGTGTATGTTGCGAGAGTTCGATGCTTCACCCCATCGTGCACCGCCTACCTTGGCATCGGGCGCGAATACCACATTGGCACCCTCATGCGCCGACGTGCAGTATATCTTAGACCTCAGAAGATCGCAGCCCTCGCCTTGCTTGCGGAACAACGAGCCAACAAGCAGATTGCGTCGCTCAGCAAGAGCATAGCCCACCTTCAGAGATATCTCGCGTGCCGACTGCAGGATCTCGGAAGAGTATTGTTGTAGTGCTGAGTTTGTTTGCAGCGGCATACCGTCCACCTTATTTGTCAGTTCTGTGTAGTTTGACTGCAGCTGACGCGAAGTCGTTTTGAGTCCGCCTAAGTACTTGGTGTAGTCTAAGTGCCACGTCAGACGCACGACGAACGTCTTGCCACCCACCACCACCGACACATCGACATAGCCATCGGTGTAGTACATAGTATTGCTACCGGTGCTGTATGTGCGTATGGAGTTGATACGAACCGATGTGCCCGACACACTTGCCGTGCAGTTAACAGGCGTTTTGATAGTAATAGAACTTGCGCTCACGACGGCACCACCCTTACGGCACACGACTGCAGCATAACCATAGGTGTTGATGCCGCCTGATGTTGTGCCGGATGGTACTCCGTCATCAGAAGTAGAGATGGTGATAGGTGCACCTTGTAGCTCAACAGTGTAAGCATCAGTGCCAGCTGTTCCCTTATCCCCTTTGTCACCCTTATCATCTTTATCGCCCTTGTCGCCATCTTTCACAGCCACAATGGTTATTTGTCCCCTTGCAATTACTGTTGCCATACCTTTAAGTTTAGAAAATAGGGTGAGGTGCCCTATATTTTAGACACCTCACAAGTAAATGTACCTCTCACGGAAACATCAGCGGCCGATACCGTGACATACGGCTTTGTTGACGCATTCACCGGACTTGTTGTGCCAGCCCAGTTCGTTGCTACGCCGTTCGAGTTGTACTTAGTCCACTTGTACTGAAATTTGCAGGCGTGGGTACTATCAGCCTTAACAGCCATACCATCTTCGACCACCTGACCATCTTTCCATACTTGTGCGAATAGCTCTGTTGACTGAGCACCATTGACAATCTTATCGCCAGAGGGCGACTTGATATATACGACGTAGGGGTCGCTGGCATCGAAGAAAGTGATGATGGCGTTAGCGGTATCAGTACCATCCTTCACCGTGCAGCGGAATGTCTGGAAGTTCAGCACATCGTTGGCATTCACATTCAGCGTGCTCACACCACCCGATGTAGTGACGTTGCCAGCTGCTACTGCACTCCAGGTGCCAGCACTGATATTGAGCACCTCCCACGTCATGCTTGTCAGTGTAGTGTCTTGCACATTGCCGCGGAAGAATTTAGCCACAGCACGCAATGGCTTGGAACTGTTTGTAGAGTCGAATGTGTTGCCGTCAGGAGTCTCTATCTGCACCGTCTGTAAAGCACCACCCGACTTTGCCAAGCTGATGGTCAGATAGCCTCTGCACTCCGTTGTGGCTTGTGTTTCAGGGTCGGTATAGGTACATGCCCACTCGATATTCTTCACGCTGCCATTCTTCGCAATGTTGCTGACGATGTTGAGCTGATACGACTTGCCCTGCACTGGTGTCGCTGCTGCGCCGTCTACAGTCCACTTCCAATTGGTACAAGCTGCTGTCGAAGCTTGGTCGGTCGAGCTACCCGTCACATACACACGAGCTGTGATGACGTTAGGTGCACTCGTTGTATAACTCGGAGCGTACACATCAGTATCAGGAGTGAAGATTTGAGTCTGACCCCTTGAAGCTTGCGTGAAACACTGAACGGCTTTACCGTCGTTAAGGTCAACGATCGTGATTTGACCATTCGCTAATACTTTTGCCATATTTTTTTGTTTTTTAAATTGTTAATAAATATAAGTCGTTATAAATGAAATATCAAAACGCTAAATCCAACACCTCACATTCAAACTGCGCCTGCCTTACGACATCGTCACTACTCACAACGCAGACTCTACCGATACCCTCATGCAGAGTATTCCACGTTGTATCATCTGCCGTATCTGCCGATTGTCTTCGCCACGACCACGCACTATCGCTTATGGTGTCGCTTATGTCCTCGCCGTTGCGTAACAGTTTAGCTTCGAGAGTCAACTGCCCGGTGCCGTTAATCATCACCGTGCCCGAACTACTCGTTATCACTATTTGGTACGCCAAGCCATCCTCGCCTGGATCTCCCTTCTCGCCCTTCTCACCTTCGATTTGCTTCAGCCAGTCCGCCGAGCCGTTTACCGGCTCAGCTGCAGTACCGCTCTCGTTAGTGCAGAGCCACACAGCGTTGTTGTGGTTCACCTGGTCGTAATAGTCGTAAGTAGTGCCACGCTGCCATTCGCCGCGGTAGTTCACCATGTGTATAGTCTGGCCAGATGATGATATCCACTCGAACGACGTAGATGTTATGCGCGAGCCATTCGGCGACAGACAGAACACCTCTCTGCCATCATGCGTGTAGCTATTGACACCCTTGTAAGCAACGATGCGTGGCGTGTCAGGTCCAGTAGTCTCTAACATAAGCACCCCTTGACGATCCATCTTTGCAGGGTCTTGGCAGCCGTCAAGCACAATGGTATCTCCTGCAGTTGGCTCATCGCTACCCTCCGCGCAGTTACCTTTGGCGAGCACGATCCAATTAAACAACTTGCCATCATAGAGCACATCACCCATACCATTAGTCACCACTTCAGCCTCGGTGCTCACCTCTGTTACAATGCGCCAGTAGAAGTGGTTCTGTTTGCCCTCGTACACACCAGGCTTAATGTCGAAAGTCTGGCAGCGTGCTTGGTCGCCAATCTTCCAATAGTTCTGAGTTGCCGTTGTGCCGTCGTCTGCGAGCAAGAAACACTTCCACCCGGTGAGGTTGCGTTGAAGGTCATAGATTTCTTGCACAGCCACAATCTTGCTACCAGCACCACTAAGGTAGATATTGCCACCAACGTATGACAGCTTGCGCACCTCCAGCTCGTTGAAAATGGCTTTACCCCACACCATAAGGTCGGTGATGTCAAGGCGATACTTGCCGTCGCCGCGGTCTACCAAGCCGAAGCCCGACTGCGATTCGGTGCTGTAAAGCATTGATGTGAGCTTGCTCAGTACTGCTGAGCCATCTTGAGCCATGCCGTGTGTACCAGAACCTACAGATAGTCCGCGCAAGAAGCGTATATGTCCCTCTGCCTTGTCGTCAATGTCGCGTCGCAGAAAACGGCTTAGGTCCAGCTTCTGCTCAACGACCTGCAACAGCCCCAGCAGCGCATTGCCGATGCGTTGTGCGGTGTTAGCATGAGTAGCACGCTCATCGCGTATCTGCTCCAAGTCTTTGCGTAGGCTATCGTTATTTGTTGACATATTACTCTGATGTTATTTTTATGATACAAAGATAAGACGATGGAGGTGAGAATAAAAAAACGAGAAAAGCACTACAGCTGCGCTACCGCGCGGTCGATGGTGCTTGAACCACCAGTGAAGAGCTGACGTAGGAATGATGACACGAGACCATTGTATGTAGTGCCGTAGTAAGCAGCCTCGAACTCGTTGAGACGGTATAGCGAGTACATATACTTCTTTGAGAACCAGTCGCGTTTCTGCCGGTGGTGTGGGTTCGACTTCCAGTCCTTCAGGAATGTCAGGTCGCCACCGTTGTTATGGCGGGTAGCCGTTGCCGACACCACGTGCCACATAGATGCCATACTCCAAAAAACGGTGCTCTATCGATGTCACCGGGCCAGGATGTATGACACCCTACACGGAGCGCGACAAAGCACCGGTATCGTAAACTGGTGGCGCGAACTGCATCATACGCTCGCGCCACATCTTAACCATAAACTCGCTCCAACCCTCAAGCCACTTCTGGTGCTCGGCATCGGTCATGTTCGGTTTAAGTCCAGTCTGACTGCTCATAGCTAATGTCTATAGGTTGTTCGTTCTGCACCATGAAGTAGAGTCCCGTCACGCCATTCATGGCGTAGCGACCGAGCTCAGTAGAGTAGATGTTGTTCAGCTGCAGGTATGTCAGACGCTCGTCGCCGAGTCCGTCGCGATCGTGCAGCAGTCGGGAATGAAACTGTCGGAACAACTGGCGGCAGAGGTTCAACTTCTGCTCGCGCTCCGCCATGTCGTCGTAGCGGTAGTGAGCTACGATGAAGACGGTGTACACATCGCGTCGGAAATAGCCCACACCGTTGCTGAAGGTCTGCTGCGATGTGGTGTCGTCGACCATGATGAAGTTCTTGTACTTGCGGAACGAGTCCATAACACCTTGTATCGAGTCGGGACCAGAGCAAAGACATGGGTGGAAGTCATGCTCGGTGGCGAGGCGGTTGCTCTTCGCGAGTTGAGTGAAGTAGTCGAGAGCCGGAAATAAGTCTTTCATATATCACGTGTATTAACTTGTTAGCTTAGGATATTTGCGTTTGAACTCTTCAGCCTCACGCGCTTTGGCATCGAGCTCAGTAAGAGCACGCCAGCAGTCGGTCTGCTTCACAAGTGTCTCCTTTGTCACGTCGCCGTCGGTGAGAGCACGCAGCTGCACATTGAACGACTGTAGCATCGATAGCTCGGATATGTCGTCGTCGCTCTCCGTTCTGCGGAAGAAGTGTGGGAAAGCGTGCGACATGACGACTTTCACGTGCGCAAACCATGCGAGCGTGGCAAGGCGCTCCGCAGGTGTCAGTGTCAGCTCTGCTGGTCGCGAGAAGTCGGGATTGCGATAGAGAAAAGAGGCGAGCACATCGATAGCGTCATCATTGCCCGTAGAGTGAAAGCGTTGGTAGTACTTCTCCATGCAGAGGTACTCCTCGAAGGTTATGATGCGATGGTGCTCGGTGTCCTCCTGCAGCAATGGATGGACAGCTTCGAGCCCCTGGACAACATCCAACCTATTATCCATTTGCTCTATGCTGTCCACCCAAGCGAGCTGCTCCAGGAACGAGCGTATCTGCCATAGCTGCAGATAGAACACTCGTTTGCGCTTCTCACCCTCGGGCTGGTAGACACACTGCCATCCGAAGCGGTTCTTCTTGATGACGTTGATACCAGTGAAGCGCACGAACATATATGTCTTCACCATCACCTTGTCGGCGAAGGTGGAAAGCAGAAAGAAGGTGTAGCGCAGCTGCTCTTGTGTCAGCTCGCTCCACGACTTGGGGCATGTGAGTTCTATTTTTTTATCCATTGAAGAGAAATGCTGAAGATTCTTTTTTGTTGCTGAACGTCAGCATGTGTGCCGAGCTGTACGCCGTAGTAGTGGGGTAAATGCAGAATGTCTCCGGATTGCTCTCAACGAGGCGCTCCATGCGTCGGAAGAGAGCGGAGTGCAGTGCTCCGTCACCGTCGGCAGCCCAGAGGTCGACGAAGTCGCGCGCCAGCTGAACGAACCCTCCGTACTCTATCATATTCTTTTTGTCCTTGCAGCGATAAGCCTTCAGTACATCGTCTATCTGCTCGTCGGAGAAGCGCACGCGCAGCTGCTCCTCAGCTTCGCTGATAGCGACTTGCATAGTCTCCCACTCCTTGTACGACCGGCTTGGGATGCCTTGTGCAAAGAAGAAGTAGTGCTCCGTGTATATGTGGCGCACGAAGTTCTGCGCCTGCTCTGTCACGCCCCACTCCTCAGAGCGCAGCTGCTGTACCACCATAGCACGCGCACGGCACAGCGCAGTGCGCAGCTGACCCTCAAGAGCATCAACACGCTGCTTCGAAGCCGGCGATATAGTGTCGTTCGACACTATGCCGAAGCCTGTAGAAGTGAGCACGAGGTCGAGCTGTCTGAACACCGAGAGGAACGCATCTACGCACACCAACATCTTAAAGTAGTACTTTAACGGTTCGCTCTCGTCGGTCGACTCAACTCGCTGAGCACCAGGCTCGCCGAGCAGCATGTCGTAGTAATTGTTTAGTGCTGCTTCTATGGCAGGGTACACTGCCTCGAATACCTCGTCGTGTGCTGATGCGCCCACTGGCAGTGAGCGTTCAAAATCTTCTTTGAATATTGTTATCATACTAAGCCTTACTGAGCCTCGTTAAGCCTTTTGTAAGCCACGAGGCGAATGTTAATAATTACTCTATTGTCTCATTGCTTGCGCTCACCTTCTTTGCATCTCGCTTCTTGTCGAGCGTTGTGAGCATGATCATCGGTACGTCAACAGTGGCTTTTTCATGCCACTTGTTGTAGTGGAGTATCACGTGATACGGCTTGCACATCACGTCGTGGCAAGGCTTCTCGATAGCCTGCTTCAGCGTAAAGAGTTCGCGCTTGTCTGAGCCCGAGTTGTTCATCTGGCTCTTGCCTGGCGTAGCGCCCACCAGGTTCGGGTGAATGCCAAAAGCGAAGCACAGAGCGTTCGAGGCCTCAGACATGTCGTCGCTCCAGTTGCCACCCTCCTTCTTCGAGGCATCGTTGAGCGGTACGATGCGCACCATGCGGTTCTCCTTGCCGTTGGGGTCTACGTAGTAGCCGCTGATCATCGCCTTGCCGGCGTTCTCGATGCCCGTCACGAAGTCGATGATGTTCTGTTTCTCCTGCTCCTTGCGCTCTCGGCGCTTCTGCTCGTCAGAGATCATCTCGTTGTCGCACACGTTATCCCAGTAGTCGTCGTGCACCTCAATCTGCACCCTTGGAGCCGACGTGTTCTTTATCATGTAGCGTTTGCCGATGCCTATCAGACGATAGATGTCGAACCACGTGTCGCGGAATATCGACGAGTAGTAAGGCACGGGGTATGTCTGCGTGCCCGGCGTTGCCATACGGCTCACGATGGCGAATTTGCGGTCTTTTGTAGGCTTGCGTCGCAGACCCGTCTGTGGGTCGGGTTCGGCACCCATGCGCACCAGGAGGTCTCCTAATGGGTCCCAGTAGTCGAGTAGAGGAATTGCCTCTATCTTCGACTCGTCGAGGAAGCCCAAGCGCCAGTCGCCATAGAACACGTGCTCCGGCTTGCCACTATGGGTGCTCGATGCAGCTTCGAAGCGACAGTAGGAGGCATCCTTGTTGCGCACCGTCACGATACGCTCGCCGTCGCGCGAGAGGATGACCACCGTCACCGAGAACGAGTAGAACTTCATATCCGTGGCCTGCTCCAGGAATACCTCCTGGAGTGAGTTGCGTAGGCAAAACTGCAGTATGTCAGGTTCTGAGACATCTTGCTTTGTCTTGCGGTCGACGAAGCGCACGCCCTGACCATAGCATGACACGATATTGAACTGCTGGCACTGCGCCGTAATCATGTTGGACATTATCTCGCGGCGCAGACGATAAGGCAGCTGGTCGTCGTAGCCCCACTGCACGTACTTATACTGCTTGCCGCCGACGGTGATTGGACGCACGAGATTACTGCCCGGCAATCGATCATCGTCGAAGATGGTGTTCGAGTCGGAGCCATACTCGGAAGTCACGGAGTTGCTCTGCCCCGCAGAGCCTATGCCCGACGGAGCTATGCGATAGCGGCGGAAGCCTTCGGCATCAGGCTGCGCCGATGTTGGCAGAAGAGTGTTGCTATTGGTCATAAATAAACACGTTTGTTATTGATTTGTATGATAAAAATCTGTGGCAATGCACGTATGGCACGGTTGCGAGGGTTGCGTAGGCGCACATAACCGCCGCGCCAGTTGACGTGGTGCACCAGCCACCCCTTGTAGTGCAGCATCTCGCCGGTGCCACCCTCCCACGCATGGATGTCGACGAGTGAGCGGTGCTGATAAGCCTGATCGAGCAGGCGCAGCATGTCAGCAAAGTGTATGGCGCCCATCACTCAAAGGTATTGTCGAAGGTGTTGTCAAAGATGCGTCCGGAGCGCAGCGTGTCGAACACGTTGTGGTTGCGCTGAGCATACTGGTAGCTGAAGGTGAAGCGTGGCATCGACTCGTCGTTGTTGTTGTACTCCGACTTTGAGTCGGTGACAATGACCTCTTTGCCTACATTTGGGTGTCCGTCCTTGAAGTTCACCACATGTATGCTCTTAGATCGGAAGAGCTCGTCAGCCCAATTCGCCATTGCGAACGTGAGGAAGCCCGTGTCAGCCTTGAAGGTGCGTGTCTCGGCTATCTCGTAGTTGCGGTTAAACTTGCCGATGTAGCCTTGGCTACGCTTATAGGTAGGCGCCACGGTGTGTGTACCCGTGCAGTAGAGCAGCTCGTCGCAACCGAAAGAGTTCTCGAAAACCAGGATGGGAGCGCAGTCAGGTTCGTCTAAATCGATAGAGAACCGGAACTTGCGCTGCCCAGCCTGGACCCAAAAACCTAATAAACAACTATCAGTATCGCTAACGAACTTGCTCGGAGTAACATCAATCGTAGTATAGCGACTATTGCCACCAACGGGTGAGAGCGAGAACTCCTTTGTAGTGCCATCGTCGTATTCGGCAATGACGGAAGCCTTGTCTGTACCGATGTAGTGCAGATACTCCAAACGGTTCAGAGCTGTGCGCTTCTCGCCATCTAACATCGTGAGAAAATGCGTGTTGATAAAGTCGGTAGCAGGAGTGTTGATATCTGCCTCGCAGTATATGATCTTCGACGAGATGGTGGCAGTACCGCCATCATCTTCCCGAACGTCGTCATCTTCTTCGATCTTGATGGTGAGGTTGATGCTCAAGTTCTGGCGAGCATACGGAGTGAGCAGACGGTCGAGCTCTGCGAGTGTTATCTTGCCGTCGACTGGGAAGAAACGTTCTGAGAATATCTCATTGCCGTCGATGGTAATGGTGACGGTGGTGCCTATTCGGCTGGCGTCGTCGATGTCGCCACTGGAGGGAGTGAACGAATATATCACGTCGGGGATGCACGAAGAGAAACATGTTGCGGGTAGCGACTGAAGAAGAGTGATCATATTACTTGTTTTTTGTATTCCGATAGCAAAGATACCACAAACCGCTTGCACGTAAGAATACAAAAAGGCGGCGCACCCTATTCACATAGAATGCGCCGCAAGCGAAAAATGTAAAAAAATGTTTTTTATCTTATGGCTCTATTTTATAGCATGTAGTGCATATCGCGCCAGAGCTCCCACCGCAGCGTACCGTCCTCAGCGGTCTTCAGTTCGTAGCCTTCGCCCTGCAGGTATAGCACTATATCCATTGGGTGTATTGGCATGATGCTGTGCAGCTCGTCGGCTATCTCCTCCGTTGTCTTATACTCCGCCGTGTACTCCTCGCCAAGCTGAGATTTGCCAGGCTCCGGTGATCGCGAAGCAAGGTAAGCATCCATAACGGTAATGATAGCTACAGCGCGGCGTACTTCGTTCTCGTCTCTATCTGTTCTGTTTGTTGTCTCCATAATATTCTCCTTTCTGCTTATTGTGCTTTTAAAACTTCGTTTAGCTGTCGGCGCAGTTCGTTAAGGTTGCGCATAAGGTCGGCGGTATCGACAAGCTTTACCGTGTCGCTAATCTCCGCCGTCTCCTCGAGCAGGCGGTCGATGGTGTCGCGGAGCAGATCTATCTTGTTCGCTAAGTTCTCCTTGTCAAGCAATACTCGTACGGGAGTACAATCTATTGTTATCATGCTTTGCCTCCTTTCTCTACTCTTTCGGCAAATGCGTCAAGAGCCATGTAAGCACATTCGATTTCTGCCGACTTCTTTCTGTATGTGCGAAATCTCGCGCGACAGCGGCAGCTGAAGTGCGGTATGAGCTTCACTTCCTTCAGCGTAACCTCCTCTCTCATGCCGATAGTGTGGTGCAGCTTTCTTTCGAGCTCGCGGTGCATCTTGTGCAGACCGTGCATAGTCTTGAAACGTGTCATGCTTCGCCTCCTTTCTCCTCCTGGTTTAACTTGTAGACGTTGTAGCCCGAGAGGACTACACAGCAGAGGGCAGCGAGGATGCTGCTCTCTGCGCTGACGGCGCCTGCGCCGAGAGACAGAAGCGCAGCATGAACGCGCAGAACCTCGCGGCGTGTCACCTCGAACTCGCAGATTGTGGTGTAAAAATTGCTCTTTCCGTTGAGCCACGCCTTAATGGAGGCGGTGCTGATGCTAAACGGGCGCAGTTGAGCGGTGCGCTGGATAGATGCAGATGTTTGCATAATTTTGTAGTTCTAGCCTTATTGCTGGGATCCGCCCGGCGCGGGTTGACGTAGGGGTACGAAAAAAGCGGCTCGCACTTCCTCGTCTGCTAGAACTACAATGCTTTTCCGCCACAAAGGGCAATAAAAACACGTGGAAGGCGAACCGCCGTATTCTGTCTGCTTCTCCACACTATGCGGAGTGCTCCGCATTGTAATTCTAGCGATGGCAAAGGTAGAGATAAAAATCTGAACGTGCAAGGAATTTGCGAGGAATTTTCAAGGAATTGCGAGGAAAACACTCCAATTTGGCGAGAATTGGAGAGAAATGGAGACAAAAAGCCCTCGATGCGTCACGCACCGAGGGCAAATCTTTGAAAAGTATACTAATATCTGAATAAATGAAGTAACATTTTAGTTAAATTGCCATAGCAATGCAGCAAGTTATAAATATAATTATTAACTTTGTACCGAAGAAATCATCCATTATCATGTTCAGTATACTTGGCAACATATTGGCTTTCGTGAGCACGTTTGTAGTAATAGCTACGTTGCCCATGACCCTCATCCGCATTGCTGTAGTAAAAATCAGCCACAGCAAGCAGATGAAAGAACAGACTGAGGTTATTATTATTGCCCTAAGCATAGCCATTGCCATAATGCTTATACCGTTTTATCATTATCCATACTAATAAGCTTTACGATTGGCGTTTTGTGTCTTATAAAGCTCAATCATGGCCTTTTGGAAATCATCGGGAGTGTTTATCTGAAGCGAGTCCAATGAATCCTTTATTTTGTCACGCATCTCCCGGTCGGTCTTACGATCGAGAAATTCGCTGACATTCTTAATGATACCATCTGTTTTAAGTTTAAATTGGAAATCTTTATTGTTGAATTCCAAACCGCCACCATTAATGAGAAGTACTATAATCCCCACGGTAGATAATATGTTCTTTTTCTTTGAAATGAAATGAAGCAAACCAGGCGACTCCATCTGCACTTTCATAGACACATCTTTTGCTGAGTCTTCTATATTATTCTCTTTGCAAAACTGCTCTGCAAGTATAAATAATTGTTGGATTTCGTAAAATGTGGAAACGTCCACTTCGTTTTCTGTCTTTATTCTTAGAACGATGTGTGTCTCATCATCTTTATTATAGAAATCAAACTGCGTAGAGTCTATATATGCCGCATATTCTGAAATGTCTGAGATTGGATGACGAGAATTAAACATTAGCTGGGCTTTCGGTGGCAGAACAGTGCGAGAAGTAGACTTTAGGATATCTACATCTATTCTCTTCATGAACGGACACCGACCATTGCCTTCAACAATATTAGGCTCCTCATATACAGCACTTTTGACACGGCATATACTTAAATTGAATGAAGAATACCCAGGAACAACAACTATATCGCCAGGTTTTATTTCATGGCAAAAGCGTATGAGCTGCGAAGCTACATGGCCGGGACGGTTGATTTCAGGATGAAGATTTGCTACTATCTTGCGCAAGTTCTTCATCGCTGTGTTTTCATTGGTCAATATATCATTTATATCCTTTAGAAGGATGTCATTATGCCCAACAGCAATGAATCCATTCTCGACAAAGTCATTGTAGTATTCACCACCCATAGTCCTCACCATCCAATATGAAGATGAGTGCGAGACTGTTTGAACATAATTATTTATAACAGTAATATCACCATTGTTCATTTTTTCAAAATTTTAAAACATTGCACAAAATTAGCAATAAAAATTTGATTAAGCAATATATGGCAAAAGAAAAGCGGCTTAAATCCTCACAGACTCCCACCGCTATATAAATGTTTTAAAATTTTGATGCTGCAAAGTTAACCAATTTCATGGAGACACGCAAATGAAAAATCCCCCGATGCGTCACGCACCGAGGGAATAAATAGATCTTTTATATGCCGCATGGTCTGGCGGCAGTGTTGAATTTATTAAACAGTGACCATTTCAATATCTTTGGCAAGTCGGCGCAATCCCGACTTTATTTTCTCCACCTGCTGATGGCGCGGCTTCGACAAGCCGCTCGCATAGTGTGAGAGCTGCTTCTGGTTGATGCCCGTTATTGACTGAAGAGCGGCAAACGAGAATATGCCACGATAGTAGTCGAGCAACGTAGCTACATCAAAATCGTAGACGAGCCGATACTCACCGTCAAACACCTCCGGGTATACATCACCGTCTTTACGTCTGCCTTCGAGCCAGAAGTCAACACTCTCCTGGACATACTCCTTAAAGCCCTCAAGGTCGCCATCGTAGGCAACGACCCAACCCGGCAGTAAGTCGCAAGCACAACAGTAGCCGTCAGCAGTACGGGCAGCTTTAATCACAACATTGTTCATAATATATTGTTTTATATGTTAATCTTAAAATAGGTGGCAGCCACGACCGCCACCTTACTTTGTCGAATATCAAAACAAGCGTCAGCTTCGAATGTGTGGGGGGAGGGGCGGAGCTTCAGCTCCACCCCAGTTTGTCAGAACCTAAGCCCCGACTGCCGTTCAATACTACTGAGGAGCCATCCGCAGATAGATGTTGAAGGCTTGCCGTTGACAGTTACAACACCCTTTTTTGTAGGGTGCTTGAACTCTCGGTGGTCCCCCTTGCAACGGTCTAAGTACCAACCGTCGTCAGTCAAGATTCTCAGAATCTTAGAAACTTTTACATTTTTCATAGATCGCTTGTTTAATAATTCAACACTGCAAAGGTAGTAATTTTACTACGAACAACCAAACAAAACAATAACTATTTTACTACGAAATGTAAAATGCCGCCGACGCGTCACGCGCCAGCGGCAAGGATAAACGTGAAAAAATAACTGAATCAATTAAAACTAAACAACATTAGTATCCCCTAATTAAAAACCTACGGCAAAGATACGCAGACAGATCTGAACTTAAAAAGACAACAAAAAGCCTCCGACGACGGCTTTTTACCTCTTTGGGACCCGCCGCAAAAATGCTACAGGCGTTTTTGCGGCGGGGGCCGGGCGGTGGGCGGGAAGAGAAGCAACCATTTCGTTGAGCTCAACAAAATGGTTGCGACCACACCGACCTCGATGCGTGAGGTCGGTGCGATGCGGTCTATAGCTTGCCCTCCTCCGAATAGCTGTAGTATGTGCTATCCGTCACGACGACGTGGTCTATCAGATAGAGCCGCATTGTAGAGCACGCCTGCTTTAGCGTCGCCGTGATGCGGTCGTCGTCGCGGCTCGGGCATGGGTTGCCGCTTGGGTGGTTGTGTATCAGGGTGAGCGTGGTGGCGTTGTTGACGAGTGCCTCGCGCAATATGACGCGCACGTCTACGGCTGTCTCGGTGAGTCCGCCGCTTGATAGCTTCACGGCTTTAATCAGCTTGAAATTATTATTCATGAGCAGCACGTGCGCCTCTTCGTGGTCTGCCGTGCCCACTATCGGGCGGAAGTACCGCCAAACGTCTTCGGCGGTTCTGAAGCTCGGGCGGTCGGCTGCTGCTTCGCGCTCGATGCGCTTAGCGAGTTCGAACGCCGCTTGCAGCGTCATTGCTTTCTTGGGGTCTACGCCCTGCACTACTTGTAGCTCCTCGGCGCGTCGGGTGGCGATGTCGCGAAGGCTGCCGCCGCAAATGTTCACTATCTGGCGAGCCTGCTGCATGGCTGCGCGCGTGCTTTTGCCCTGCCCTATTATTAGGCTTATGAGCTCAACGCTGTTGAGCGAGTCGAAACCGCTATTATATACTTTGTAGTCGGGGCGTTCTTCGCGAACGAGTTCTGAAAAATTATTCATATTGTTTAGCTTTAATGGTTATTCATGAGTTTGGTGCGTGCGAGAAACAAGCCGCCGATGACGTTAGCGTCTACCGCTGCGAGTTCGGCGGCGAACTCCTCCGCCGTGGCTCCTGTAGTAATGAGGTCGTCGAAGAGTATCACGTTCTTGCCTGCGAAGAAGTCGGGGTCGGTGCTCACGTAGTAGCCATACGACTCGCTGACGATGTGCGCGGCGTTGTTGTGCTTCGCTTCGCGTATGCCGAAGATATTCACGTGTGCCGTGCCGTTCTGTATGCCGGTGCGCTTGCTTACCTCCTCAGCGAAACGCTTAAAGCGGCGGTTATACTTGGCACTTGTAGCCGCAGGAATACACACGAGTACATAGTCTTGATTGCTTGCGCCATACCACTTATTAAGGCACTCGCTTACGATGTTGACGGCGAAGTCTACCGCATGGCGGTCGCCGCGCTTGAAAGAATAAATAAAGCGTCTGATGCGCTCGGTCTGCACGTTGTCGGTGGTGTAACGCTTCGGCAAATAGCTGTAGAAACTGGCTGTTTTCATTTTTTGTCCTCCTTAAATTTATTCTCAGAGGCGAGAAGAGAGCTTTTTACACATCTCATCTGTAGCCCGTTTGAGAGTTTTTTTTATTCACGTCGGGTCGAATTTCGCTTTTTACGCCGCAAAAAGACGGTGGAAGCAAGGCGAGAGGACAAGCAAAAGGGATTGAAATTTTATGGAAAACCGAGTTTTTTAAGGAAGCCGTAGGAAGAAAAGTCGGAAGGCTGCTGTAAAATTTCTGTCACTTTAGTGCATCGGTGCTTGGCAGACAGCCGTCCGCCGTAAATTCGCGAAGTAAAAACGACACTCTACCCGATGTACAATAATCTTCTAAAAATGCTCTCGAACGGAATAGCGCAAGATGTAAAAATAGCATTCTCTACCGGAGAATACCACTCGAAAACTTGTTTTCGCAAGCGTTTTTGCTTCTTTTCCGCAATAAAAAGAAGCCCGGAATTGAAAAATGAGCGCGTTTTCGCGTACCTTTTCCATACCTGCAAAATCGTAATGCTTAAAAATCAACGAGTTAAGCATTACGATTTTGCAGGGTGCAAGACTTTCTGTCTATGCAGCACTACACCGCCCTGCGCCGAGTTGGCAATTGCCGCCCTCGCCTTTAGCGGAATATGCAGAAGGTTGTGCCGAGTATGTGATTTTGGCTTGTCGATTTTGCGCCCATCGTGAAAGACACCGCCACATCGAGGACGCTCATCAGCGGTAAGGCATAAGGGTGCGAGGTTGGCAATTGCCAACAAAAAAGCCCCGAAGCCGTGAGGCTCCGAGGCTGGGTGCGTGAGTAAAAACTATCACTATAAAGCAATGCTCATATAGTTCAATTTGTTAGACATATCGTTGAGGGCAAAGCGTAAGGTCTTTAGTTCTTCTTCTGTAAACTGAGACGGTTTGCCGTTAACGATGTTGCCGTTGAGCTTGTGGGCAAGCCATGAGCGAGACTTCTTGAAGTAGGTTTTGGCTATGTACGCCATAGACACCATGTCGGTAATCTCGCCAAGACGCTCAGCCATGCGCTGCACCTGCACGTCTTCTGCTGTGTCCTTGATGAGAGACTCCAGAGCTTCGGTGAAAGCCTGCTCGTTCTCAGTTTTTAAAGCGTCCATCTCTGCCGCTACCGCTGCACGCTCCTCATCGGTCGTTGCCAAGCGATTGCGCTCAGCAAGAGCCTTAATCTTATTCTTAAAATCTGTCATAATATATTTTGTTTGAACTGTTTTTAAAAACTCCCCCTCCCATTTAAGGGAGAGGAGTCTTTTTAGTCATTCTTGATGTCATCTTCAAGTTGTTCGATTTCTTTCTGTGCTATCTTTTTAAAAGTATTGGGGAACTTTTTCCAATACTCAAGATAGAAAAGCAAATCGTTTTCTTTGTTCTTAAGTTCCTTCGATTTTTTAAATTTCTTCATAGGCGATAAGTTTTTTATCACAATGCAAAGGTAATAAACTTTTGTTGATTATGCAAAAAAAAGAGAAAATCTTTACCACATTTTTTCTTGTTATCTTTGCATTATGGGTGTAAAAGTCATTAATATTAATAAAATAGGGAGTTTCTGTCTTCACCTCCTTTACAGAAAGACCATATACTGACACTATTCTATTTATATCATTAATAAGATTTGACTTCTCAACAACATCTGACACATTGCTACTTTGTATTACATTTCCGTTTCCATAGAGGTCTATATATTTTTTCGACAAAATCAAGCTTTCCTCTCCAAATGAAGATATATCAACCTTTAGACAGTGTAAATTTTCTATCTTATAATCTCGTGCCATAAAACTCAAAATATGTTCTATTGATCGCATAATATCTTTATAGTGCAATGCTTTTATATTTGAATTCTGTTGCTGAGTACTTATTGTGCTATAATTAGACACCATTCTAAGGTAAATATCCTTGTGTTCCAACCCTCTTTGCGAGGGTAGAAACACAAGATTAGTAATTTGCCCTTTTAATGAAATTCTAAATTCTTTATCACCCAAGTTGTTTTTGCGTGTATAAATATTATAGTCAGAGACAAAGGCATTATTACAATTACATGAGAAAAAAAATAATGCCATATATACATATAATAATTTTCTTAGTGCCATAGTGTTGTTGTTAAGTTGGAGTCTGGGTAATATCCTCTGAATAATAAGCTGACTCCCCACATCGCAAATATTCCGCCAATTGTGAAAACTACAGAGCCGATGCAGAACACCCATGTTATCCGATTCCATTTCTTATGCCATTGCTCATCTTCTTTCTCGAATTGCTTAAAGTATTTCAGATAACGGTCTTTTGAAAAAACAGCCCTATATGCAGGGATATAACACAAACCGATAGGCAGTGCGATTATTGTCATTGCTACAATCAGATTCACACCCCCAAACATACCATCTAGGATTCCCAGTAAAACAAATGACAAGAATATAGAATAACCGGAATAGAAATAACCAAACCAATGGTGGGCCCAACAGATATGATATTCTGTTTCTTTGTCATAGAAAAACTTATCATGATTCTTTTGTTCTTTTGGCAGACGCTCATCATATTTCTTCTTATATTCTTTTGTAAAGAGATACTTGGGTATGGGAGAAAGTAGCACATTGACTACCTTCCCCATAAAATCGCCAAACTTCCTGTCACCGAGCCAAAGGCAATAATGAACCGTATTCAAAAAAAGCTCAAACTTCTTATTCATAATTATAATATTATCTTCCATATATCATATCAACAGAACTTGTTGCAAGCCATCCACCACCATAACAGCTGTAACGGTTGAAGTTCTGGCTGTTGTCGAGCTGTAGTTCTTCATCTTTCAAAAGTTGTTTTAGCAATTACGTGGATGTGTCATTTAAATACATCCACATAATATTTTTCTGGAAAGATATAGTCTTTGCTCAGACGATCCACTTATCCTTCTTAAAATTATTTAATCAAACATGAACTTTATCATTTTCTTTTTAATATCCACAGGGCATTTATCAAATGGTAGTATTCGTTTACGATATATATATCCGATAAATAAACTCCCATCATCAGAATAAGCCCTGCACCAATCACTTCCCCAAATTGGGGTATATAAAAATATCTGGTTCCTACGAATCTTTGTCTTTGCCTTTGACTTCGTTGAAGGTCTTTCTCTGACATAGGTGAAACCATCAGGGTCATTAATCACAGCAGGAAATTTCATATAATCCTCTTTATATAGAAGATTACGTCCTTTACTATCATAGACGCAATTGATGTCAGAATATCTGAAACTGCGAGGTGGTTCAGTAGTTACCATAAAATACAGTGCTTTATCACCCAAATTAAGCTCTACAACGGAATCTAACGGGTTACCGTAATTGAAAACATGAGCCTTTGAGATTGCTACAAAAATAACACTATCACTTTTGTCTTGATAGAGCGACACGACAGGATAAGTATTGTCTCCTATATTTATGTATTTCGACTGGCGTGTTCCTAATGCTTTATAAAGATCATATATACAATCTTTACAAGAGTGTTGTGCGTGTGTGGATAAAAAGCATACGCAAGCTAAAATTAATGCAACTATACATTTCTTCATAATCATATTTTTAGAATCTGCACATTTAGATAAACTTATGATGTGAAATAAGGTAGTAGAACTCACGCGTGACACCGTTCTCCGGTATCTTCCCGTCAGTGTTCTCCACCTCTGTCACAGCATGCGGACGGACATTCTTGTCGTAAGAGAAGTTGCCCACCCCCGTCTTGAGGAGGATGTTGCCGTTGGGGGCATAGCTTATCTTCATGGTTTCGGCATCCCCGCTTGTGTCCATGGATCTAGCACTCTGGATATTTTGCTATTATTCAGAAGTGCACGATGGTCACCGTCTGCTTGCCCCACGCATCGTATGAGGCATCGAAGACTTTCGTGCCGTTCTCATCCATAACGGAGAGAATGCCGCCTATATTGTATTTGAAGAGAGAATATTCTTGAACAGAACACATCTCATGTCTTTATTTGAATTTAATAAGGAGTTAGCAAAATTGTATCTGTCATTTATCAGCTACATCCCCTTTTGCATCAACGGTATCGAATTTTCCTCTTTTATAGTCATAACATACGGAATTCCACAAATTATTAAACTCTTTTTCGGTTACTTTTTGTATGCCGAATCTGTTTTCAAAGTCTTCTATTGTAAGATTTGTGTCATTCCAAAATCCATAATTCCTTTTATCTGGTATCTTAACAATAATTTGGTTATTGCTATCTATGCCTATTTCACGCAATGATTCATTATTTTTTTCATCATATTCTAAATACCATTGAACTACATCTTGCAATTTAGCGTCAAAATCCGGATTGGCAAGAAATATGTTGCTAATTTTCTGAATTATCCTTCTTAGTAAGCCATTCTTTGTCTTTTGCAAAGAACCATCACCTTTTATGGGCTTCATGTAAAACTTAAAATATATCATAAGAATGTTGTCTGCATTTTTCGTCAGTGTGTGTATTCCTTGCTCATGTCTTCGTCGGCAAGTTTCACATTTGGCATTGATGTCTGCGTTATACTTCCGTTGCCTCCCGGTTCTGCGTGCAGCAGGATGTATGATGGTACGGGGTTGTAGATGTTGAATTCGCAACGGAATCCGGTGACGTTTGAGTTGAACTTGCCGTCACACCATATTCCCACTTCTGGTTTGTCGTAGCCGGTGTACCAGTAGGTGTAGCAGTTCGTCAGGTTTGCCGATATGTCCTTGCCCAGGCAGAACGCCTTGGCGAACGTGTCGCTGTAGCAGAAGTCGAGCCAGTTGCTCGACTGTTCTACCACGAATCCGCGTGTTGATTCGTAGTCCTGCTTCTCGCCTCTGATGTAGAGCGGATGAATGTTGCGCAGCATATTGCCCGCACTCTTTATCATTACTCCCACATTCACGCTGGCTATTCGCATGTTGGTGAAGGTGTTGTCGTAGCCCTCTATGAGCAGTCCTATGGAACTTGTCGTGTTCGTTCCTACAATGTTCACGCTGCTTACGTCGGCATCCGACGATCCGTTGTTGGCACCGCGCTTTACATGGACGCCTATGTTCACATGCTTTATAGATACGTTCTGTATCACTGTTTCGCGTCCGCCGTCGATTGATACGCCGTCGGCAACGCCGCCACCGTCTATTATTCCGCCGCGCAGTCCGTAGTTGTCGCCCAGGATGCGCCGGGGGAAGAA